GCCGCCGCGCGATTCGGATCGGACTGAGTCGCTTGTACCGACGTCGGCCGCTGCCGCTGCGCCCCGCGTCAGGAGCCAAGAAGCGATGACACAGATCCACGCCTACACCGTCGTCCACAACGAGGAATACCTGCTCCCCTATTGGTTGCGCCACTATGAGACGGTGGCCGACCACCTGTTCGTGCTCGACGATGGCAGCACGGACGCCACGGCCGCGATCATTGAGGCGTGCCCCCACGCCACGCGCCTCCCCTACCCGTATGCGACTGGGCTAGACGACACCGTGCTACAGGAGGCGTTCCACGAGGCGATCCGCGCGCACAGCGCCGACGCGACGTGGGTGATGTGCCCCGACTCCGACGAACTGCTCTACCACCCGCGCATGCGGGAGGCGTTGGCGGACGCGCGCGCGAGCGGCTATCGCTGCGTCGGCAGTGAAGCGTGGTTCATGGTGGCCGACAATCCGCCGCAGACCACCGGGCAACTGTACGAGGTGTCAAACCTCGGGGTCAGGCCCCAGAAAACCTCCAGCCGATACAGCTACGACAAGGCCATCATCTTCGACCCGTCCGCGCCGATTCGGCTGGGCGCTGGCCGTCATAAGACGCACGTTCCCGACGGGTGGCCCATCGCTGACATCGGTGTCAAGTTGTTGCACTACTACTACTTAGGCGATGCCTACATCGAGCACCGGCTGCGAAAGAACTGCGACCGAATGTTGATGCTCGACGAGGTCGCCCGCGAGCAGATGTACTCGGCCCGGCTCTACCGCGCCCGCCTCGCCCACGCCCGCGCCCGCATCCGCGCCGTCCCCGTCCTGTAGTCGCAACCCGCCCGTAGTCATAAACTTGCGGCCCCTGTCGCCTGCGGTATGCTCGCTTGCGGATTCGCTCTCTGGCGCATTCGTAACGCAAGGAGCCGACATAATGGGCAAGGAACTTCTCACGCAGGGGCACGCGGTCGTGGGGGCGCTCTCCGTCAAGCACGGGCTGGCGCTACACGAACTGGTGCAGACCTTCGACCACGCCGAGTTCACGGACGCGGGCGCGGCCATCGGGCACGTGCACTTCACGAACGCGATTCCGGCCGGGGCGCTTGTCCTTGGCGGGCGCGTCGTCGTCAACGCGGGATTCACGGGCGACACGAGCGCCGTGATGACCGTGGGCGACGGCAGCGTGGTGGACCGCTACAACACCTCCACCGTCAACGTCTTCGCGACGGCGGCTAGCGGCATCGACCTCGGGTTGCCGGGCGGCGTGCGGTACCACGACGCGGCCAAGACGCCCATTGTCACCGTCACGAGCGCGGCCGACTTCACGAGCGTTGTGGCGGGCAGCCTCACCGTGTCGCTGTTCTACATCACGCCGTCCGAAGATCTGGCCGGGGCGTAGGAGGTCCAGCATGGGGGCGCTCCAGCACGTAGTGTTGTCGTGGCCGACGCCGGTTCCCGCCTTCTTTTCGGGGGCGGGAGACGCGGCGTCCGCGACACCGACGTCCGCGAACCCGTCGAAAAGTTGGATTCAGATCGCGCGCACGGGCAACTTCGTGTCGCAGCGGTACGGCAAGTTCAGCATCGCGATGGGCGATCTCACGCAGATGCTCACGAACTTCCGCACCATCACGCCGAAGTCGCCCACGCGCCTGCCCATCGACTACGACCATCTGTCGATGGATCCGCAGAAACCCGGCGACGGCATTGCGGCCGGGTGGATCAGCGACCTCCAACTCCGCGCCGAGGGCAACGAACTGTGGGGGCTGGTCGAGTGGACATCAGATGCGGCCCGCGCGATCAAGAACAAGCTGTACCAGTTCGTGTCCCCGTCGTTCGTCAAGGATTACGTCTACAAGGACGGGAACGTCATCGGGACGACACTGCTCGCCGCCGCGATCACGAATCATCCCTTCCTCGAAGGCATGGCCGCGCTGACGCTGAGTGGCGGGTTGCGCGAACTGGCCACGCTCATCATGGCGGCGGATAGCACCGCCGGGGGGGTTGCCGTGGAAGTCGGACAGAAAGTCACGGTCAAGAACGAAGAGGTCCAGAAGCCCGAGCAGACGGGCGTCGTCTTCGTGGTGGCGCAGGTCGTGGGCGAGGGCGCGAACGCCTTCGTCAGCTTGCAGGCCCCGGACGGGACCATCGCGGAGTGGTTCCGCGCCGACGAACTCGCCCCGGCCCCGGCCGAGGGCGTCGAAGCGATGGCCCCGCCGCCGTCGCCCAACGCGCTGCCCGAGAAGCAGACGGCCACCTTCGCGGTGCCGCCGGTCCCCGGTGTCGGGCCGGAGATGCCTGCCGCGCCGGGCGCGCCGCAGTTGACGGCCGCGCTTCCGGCGGTGCAGGCCGCGCCGCTGAACTCGCCAGTCCAGAAGATCGCCTCGCAGGGGTCGGATCCGGGTGCCCCGGCGAAGGAACCCTCGACGCCGATGCACCCGATTCCCTCAGCCGCACAAGTGGGCATGAACGCCCGACGGGAGAAGACCATGAAGACGTTCGAGTTGACCGACATGAAGGGCAACAAGGTGACGGTGGGCGAGGATGCCCTCGCTGCGCTGCCGGAGTACGACAGCCTTCAGCAGAAGGTCATCGAACTCTCCGGGCAGGTGGAGATCATGGCCAGCGCCGCCGCGTCGGCCGAGCGCCGGGCCCGGATGGGCGAACTGACCAAGGAACTCGACCGGCTCTCCGGGGAAGGGCGCATCACCAAGCCGCAGCGCGACTGGGCGATGAAGACCTTCGGCGGCGAGACGGTGAACCTCGCCAGCTTCAAGGAGTGGGCGACCCTCCAGACGCAGCCCGTCGTGAAGCTCAACCACGAGCACGGCGTCGGCATCGGCTCCGTGCCGGGAGCCGACTCCCCCGAGGACAAGCTCATCTCGCTGGCGAACCGCATCGCCAAGGAGAAGCGGATTTCCTACCGCGACGCGCTCATCGAAGCGAGCCGCCGCGACCCGGCGTCGTCGGAGACGTATCGGGAGCAGTTCGCGCTGTAGCCACGCCGGGCGCGCCGAATTAGCGGTGCGCCCCTCGTGACTGACCACGAAGCCGCGCCAACCACGTGGCAGGAGTGCACCAATGAGGGTGAATACCTACGTTCTCGACAAGACGCTGGAAGCCAGCGCGGACCTGTCCGCGTACCAGTGGAAGTTCGTCAAGCCGAGCACGGGCGTCGCGACCGGCCCGCAGGCCCGCCTCGCGCTGTGCGAGGCCGGCATCGGCTTCATCATGCAGAACAAGCCTGCGGCGCTCGGGCGCGGCGGCGTCTTCCGCATCTACGGGTTCTCCGAACTCGTGGTGGACGGCAGCAACGGCGGGGGCATCGTCCCCGGCTCGCACATCAAGCCGACCACGGGCGGCAAGGGCATCGTGGCCAGCGCGGGCGACACCTACAGCGCCATCGCGTTCGAGGCGTCCTCGGTCGATGGCGACCGCATCGAAGTGCTCTGCGAGCGCGGCGTCCTGCACTCGTAGACGGCTGATGACGGATTCGGATTAGGAGTCGGCGGGCACGCACCGCGACGTTTAGGCCCGTAGGGCAGGGTGCGGGGGCTACCGACATAGCGCACGGAAAGGCTCGGGCCGGAAGCCACGAGCCTCGGAGACACGCAGATGCCTCTGATTACCTCAGTCAAGTACGATCCGCTGCTGACCTCGATCAGCGTGCAGTTCCAGCCCGCGCCGGATGGGTATCTGGCCGATCTGGTGCTGCCGTCGGTCCCCGTCGTCCGCGAGTCGGCGTCGTTCTGGGTCTACGACAAGTCCCGGTTCGATGTCCCCGACTCGAAGCGCGCGCCGAGGGCCGAGTACAACCGCATCGACTGGAACGTCACGACCGACAACTACCTCTGCCACCAGTACGGGCTGGAGGGCGAGATCGACGATCAGGAGCGCAAGAACGCGGCGGCTCCGCTCGATCTCGACGTGGACACGACCGAGATCGTGACGGACATGGTCCTCAACAACCGCGAGAAGCGGTGCGTGGACATGGTCACCGACACCTCGGTGGTCACGCAGTACACCGCGCTGACGGGCGTCAACAAGTGGACCGACCCCGTCAACAGCGATCCGCTCGGCGTCATCAAGACGGCGCGCACCACGATCTTCGCGGCCACCGGCTACCGGCCGAACCGGATCGTGATGGGCTACACCGTGTTCGAGGCCCTGAAGCTGCATCCGCAGATCAAGGAAATCATCAAGTACACGGAGCGCGCCATCGTCACGGCCGCGCTGCTCGCCGCTGCCTTCGAGGTCGAGGAAGTCCTCGTCGGAGGCGTGCTGCGCCGCACGAGCAAGGCCGGGCAGGCGGACACCCTCGCGGACGTGTGGGGCGCGAACGTCCTCGTGTTCTACAGCGAGAAGTCGCCGTCGCTCAAGCGGGCGTCCTTCGGGTACCAGTTGCGCGAGGAAGACCTGCGCGTGTTCCGGTACCGCGAGGACAAGCGCGACACGGACGTCATCCGGGTCACCGAGAAGCAGGCCGAGAAGATCGTGGCCGCGCAGTTGGGCTACCTGATCCAGACGGCGGTCTAGTCGCGACCGGCGGCAGGCTCAACGGCTTGGCTCCAGCGTGAGGAGAAATCCGGCCGGGGGGCCTGTCCTTCCGGCCGGAGCTATTTATGGCAACTGGGTATTGTTCGGCGGTTGATGTCCAAGCACGGATGCCCCAGTTCACCCTGTCGGCGACCAGCAA